AGAAAGAGGCAAGCAATTTGCTGACATTCTATTTGGTGAGTGGTATCTAGAGGGTGATTTTTCTAAATACGAGGGTACACAACGAGAAAAATTGTTAACAACAATAGAACTCGGCCTCGCTAGAAGATTAATGAATGATGCTGATTATGAACTTTTCAGAAAGTTGTTTTATGTCAAAATGATTAAAGATGGTCACACACAAAATGGTCTAAGGTTTAAATTCAATTGGTGCAGAGGTTCAGGTGACATGGATACAGGTTTAGGCAATTCTATAATCTGTTGGGTCGCTTGCAAGTACTTCTGTAGATACCACAATATCAAGGATCGATTTACCGTCGATGGTGATGATAATTTAATTGGAATACCAAAAGGCATGGAGACGTACACCGACACTTTCAAACTCTTCGGACTTGATGCGAAACTGATCTTAAAGAAAGATTATCATGATGTGGATTATTGTTCAGGTAAGTTTATCCAATACAAACCCGGACAATTCCTTTACGTACAGAACGTTAGAAAAATCATGCAGAATATAAGATTCTTTAGGAAGAAAGCTTTTGCACACGCCCGAGGCGATTACTATTATTCGTTAGGTTTAATGTATAAAATATTATATCGCAATTTCCCACTTTATGACAACATAGCAAATGCATTAATGCGCATTGGAGGCGCTCGTAAGAATTTCAAAATCGAGGTTTTGGATAATCTGAACAAATTTTATCGTGAACATATCGCACAAATGGATGCAAATTCATTCGATGGTGTAGATACCGATAGCATTAGTTTAGAAATATGCATGTGTTTTAAGATGTCACTAGGAGAAGTAGCACATTATAGTAAGTTTTATGACCACTTAAATCTAATTTTACCTAAACAACAGAATAAAGTATTACAATCGGTAAAGAGCAGCAATCAACATAACATGTGTCTGGAAACAACGTATAAAGTAGTGGAGCAAACTTTGCGCAGTACCTTAGGTAACTTAGTAGTACCAATAGATCTGTGCGGAGACGGCATTCTCAAGCAATTGAGAAAGAGCAAATCTACTTAAGGTAGTTGTCAATTGTATACCGGCTATATAATAATAGTATACAGACATTACCTTCAGACATGTGTCAGCGAGG